AAGTTAAAGAAGCTCGCACCGAACGTAAGAAGAAAAAAGCTAAACTACGTAAATCATTCGAGAAGTTCTACAAAGGACGTGGAGCCGGTACAGTAGTTGTAAACGATGAGGGTCAAATCCTATTAGGACGCAGATCCGACGATAAGTTGTGGGCTACTCCAGGTGGACACGTAGAGCCCATGGAAGACTTTGACGAAGGCGCACTCAGAGAGCTTAGAGAAGAAGCTGGCATAGTTGGCAAGTCCCCTGTAGAGCTGATCTCATCAGTCTGGAAGGGTAATCAGAGCAAACAATTTCTAGTAGAGCAGTTCAAGGGAAAAGTTAAGGGTAACGGTGAGCTTACTGATCTTCAGTGGATTGACATTGATAAGTTACCTTTCGATAAGATGCGTCAGGAATGTAAAGATGGCATAAATGCATATCTAAAGAACAGACTGACCATGAAGAAGAACCTTAAGGAAATGGTTGCTCTTGAAGAACTTCAAAAGAACATAGATAGAAGCGATTCACGTGGTCGTGGTGAAGCAGTGTACGAGATGACACATGGCGATGCATTGCGCTTAGTTGGCAACGGTGCGTTTCGCATGTTACGTGACGCTGTTCGCGACATGGCAGATGAAGACTTTAAAGATGTTCATCTAGATCATTACATCCTTAGTATAAGAAAACATTCAAACGATATATATTCAGGACGAGTATCTGACGGACATAAGATTGTTCATCACTTCTCATCCAAGTCACTTCCTCAGATTACAGCAGAGCTGATGAGCGTGTTCGAGTGGTATCTACCAGAAGACGAACCTGAGCTAATGGTTCTAGATGATGGTGTACTAGAAGACAACGCCATAGAAGGTGGCATTCAAGAGCTTATAGATAACTATAAGCGCCACAACATTGCTAACATCTATGAAGAGATGGAGAACATCCGTGAAGAGATTAGAAATGGCAATGCAGTAGATCTCATGCAGGTCGAAAAGAAGATCATGCAGCTGTTTGACAAGCTAGAAGAGTACATAAAGGAAGTTGCATCGAAGCACAATGATCTAATTGAAAATGTCGGTGATGACATTGACATGCTTGAAGAAAAACTTAGACAACTTCAAAATAAAGTCGATGAGCTAAGTAGACAACCATCTACTGTCGAAGCATACTCGGCAAACCCTGCTAACCCTAGAGATTTATTAGACTTAGATTACTGTTATCTACCAAGACCACAGATAGAGATATCACCTAGTGGAAAGATTAAGATCACATTCAACGAAGCCTGGACTACTATGGATCAACAGAACTTCTTACGCGATATGCGGGCAAAGGTAATTAAGAAGGCGGAAAAGTAAATGATAGACCCCATCGTTGAAGTTGACCGCTTAAAGCACACACTACGAATGGCCGGACTCTCTATGGACGAGATCAACGAGATCGGCAACCTAGCTATGCAGGACATAGATAATACTGTGTTCGATATAGTAGAGCAGTACCTTAATCAGACTAGAGATATCGTTATGTCGCTCGGTGGCGCAGAACTAGCAGACGAGATTAGATCCGTGAAGCGTGGACCACAGTTTATTATCACTACTGAGTCTGGAGTTACTGACTTCTCTACTCCCCCATTTCCGATGTTACCGGCACTTCTTAAGAATCCTGATATAAGCAGTAAAGGTGAAATGTTTAAGGTTATTCCTTTGACCAAGCAGCATAAACCCAAGATGACATCTATCTTTGATGTATACAGAGATAGAAATGCTGAGCAGAGACAAGCTATGCTTGACCGTAAGGCTAAATGGGACGACGTTAGAACAGCAGATGCTATCAGTAGAAAGTCACTTCACTTTTCTGGTCTAGCTCAAGCTAAGCGATATCTAGCCAAGAGGCAGATGGCGAATAAAGAAGATCACAACATGAACTCTAAAGAGCCGGCTGTGTTCAAGACTGCTCACAGCAAACAGGATCCTAATCTGGACTGGGTGCTGCCAGCTCAAGATCTCAACATAACTAACATTCTAAACGACGTGAACAGTAAGTTAGAGGATGATGTCGATAAAGCAATAGTAAGTATAGTAAACGAGTATGGAGGGTTAATATAATGTCTTTCATTATGCCTGAAATAGTCGTTCAGAGGGTGCTGCAAGAGGGCATCAAGAACCTACGCAGCAACGACGACGCATTCGATGAGATCTTCAATATGTTTCTTTGTCCGGAGCTGGTTAATGCTTATGGTCAGGCTCATATTGACACCATCAAGAAGTGGTTTAAAGAGACTAAGATACCGGTTGTACAGGCCTGGAGTCTAAATCCCCAAAGAATTCCGTGCTTTAGCATACATCTAGCTAGTGAGATGGAGGATGAGCAGAAGGCAGCCATAGGCGATGATCCTATTGGTGACTTTATAGGAGAAGACGCTGAGGAGAACCAGGCGACTGGTGTATTTACAGTATACGTAGATATCGGTATACATGCCGATAGGTCTAGCGATAGTGTGCTGTGGCTGTACTACATAATGTCCTATATCCTGTTCAAGGAGAAGAGGCGAGCCGAACGACTTGGTCTTAAACTTCATACCTGGAGCGCCTCTGATTACAATAAGGACGCAGGTAAGATGGCTGAAAACATCTGGACTCGCTGGGTTAGATTTAAGTGTACTACTCAAAACTATCTAGGTGATGAGCCTAGAACTGAGGCGGATGCGCTTAATCTTGACTTAGATGGCCAGCCGGCAACCAGTGATGATGACGATGATATTACGGACATCAGTGACTAAGGTAGAACTATAATATATAATGTAGTGAGGAGAGCATAATGGCGAAAGAAAAGAAGGTTACTTCAAAATCCGCTGAGGAGGCGAAGGACTACAAAGAAGAGATCAAGGCTATGGAGCGAAAGAAGCGAGAAGCTGCCCACAAGGCTGCGGCCGCTAAGCCCATGTCTAACTCTGATAAAGAGGTCTCTTTCGATGAGTGGTATATGATGCGATCAGCTTCTATTCCTAAGAACCACAGGAAAGAAGTGTTGAAAGCTGACTTTAAAGGCCGGGGTCTTGGTAATAAAGCTGAACTATCTCGCTATGATGAAGCTTTAGAGAAGTATGGTGTTAAGCTAAAGAAGTAATCTAGCTTGATCCATATGTTATAATGAAACAAGAACTCGACTGTAATTAGGAGGCCCTAAAATGGCAATTAATGTAAGTTTTAATGGTGCTACCATTTTTAAGCCAGGTGCCTATTCGAAGGTAGAAATCGACCTGGGTGGTGGGTTTCCGCTTAGTCCCGCTGGAATTGTGGCGATTATCGGTGAATCCGATCGAGGGCGTCCGGCTAGTGCGGAAGCAGATATCAAAAATAATGTGTTCAGTCCTGAACAACTCCCTGAAATCCGAGCAAAATACGGAACAGGGGCAATTGTAGACGCGGCAAATTTCGCGTTCAGCCCAGCTACTGATGGTGCGATTCCTTCAGGAGCACAAGCTCTTTACATAATCAAGACTAACCAATCAGTTCAAGCCTCGCTTGATCTAGCAAATACCTATGGAACTATTCGTGCAAGAGAATACGGAGTAGGTGGTAACCGCGTAACATATAAAAATGTTCTCATCGGTGAGACACCTGCATCTGAAGCATCAAGCGCAGCTTTTGATGAAACAACAATCTCTATGGGTGATGCGTTCGATCTATCTACAAACGGTGGAGCACCGAATACATTTACGTTCCCTGCTGCTCCAGCAAACAACGCAGCTCTCGCTGCAGCTCTTGCTGACGGTGCCAACTGGTCTGGCGGTCTTCCCGCTGGTATCACAATCGCTGTTGGTGGTGGTGACGGTGCTTCTACTGTAACAATCAGTCAGGACGCACTTGCAACTGCTCATCAACTTGGATGGGGACGAAGTTTCGAATTAGCTGAAGCTTCTGGAACACCTCTCGCTGATATGAATCTAGCTGAAGATCTTCATGTTCCTGCGGTTGAACCTTCTTCAACAGTTACACTTCGTCAGACTAGAGATCTTCTTGAAGAAGAAGAAACAGTTGGCGGAAATATCGTAGTGAGCATCGGTAACGATGACGCTGGCGGCACTTCAGCAACAGTTACTATCAATGCTAATGACATTGTCTTAACTGCAGTTGGTGGTGCTAATGCTGGAGTGAACACTCTTCCTAAGAGTTCGTACGCAACTCTAGCTGAGTTGATGGAAGCTATCAACTTGCTACCAGGATGGAGTGCTGCTACTGAGAGCGCTCTATACAATCAACTTCCTTCAGATGTTCTTGATGAAGTATCTGCAATCGGTGCACTTAGTGCAGCCAGTGAAAAACCAGCTAGATTGAAGAAAGATGCTCAAGATGTTAAGGATATGTTTGCAGATTCTGGTATCGCAGAACTTGTAGGAACTTCTCCTTCACAAGTCAGTGACACAGGATTGCCTGATGCACTTACTGAAACTTCACTAACTGGTGGAGCAAAAGGTGCAACTTCATCCGCTAACATCGTTGACGGAATTGAAAAATTGACAAAAGTTCGAGTGAACACTGTTGTTCCTCTCTTCTCTAGAAATGCTGTTGACGATATCGCTGACGGTATGACTGACCCTGCGTCTTCATACACTATCGACGGTATCCATCAGACTATCAAGACTCACTTGAGCTTGATGGCTACAACTAAGAGACGAAGCGAAAGACAGGCCGTTCTATCGGTAAAAGAATCGTTTGACGACGCTAAAACTACTGCTGCTGATATCGCAGATTTCAGAAGCCAGTTGGTTATCCAAGATGTACGTCAAACAGACTCACAAGGAAACATCAAGTGGTTCCAACCTTGGGCATTGGCCGTGTTGCTTGCAGGCGCACGAGCTGGAGCTCCTGTTGGTACTCCGATGACTAACAAGTTCTTGAACGCATCTGGTATCAGACATACTGCACAAGCTATGTCAACTCCTGAAGAAGACATTGCTCAGGATTTCGATCCAGATACTCAGTTCGACGAAGCGATCCAAGCGGCAATAACCTTCTTGGAAGCCCCTCAAACTGGCGGGTTCAGAGTTGTAGTAGATAACACTACTTACAACCGAGATGCTAACTGGGTACGAAACCGTGCTAACGTACAGTACGCAGCCGACATCTTGGCCTTTGACCTAAGAACTCAACTTGAGGCTATCTTCGTAGGTGTTAAGAACACCCTTAGAGCAGCTGAAATCAAGTCAGTTGTTGAATCGATCATGGCCACATTCTTGGCTCAGGGGATCACAGTAAGTACTGAAGATGCCCCTAACGGGTTCAAGGAACTTACAGTCCAATTGGTGGGTAACACTATCAATATAAGCCTAGTCGCTAAATTAGTTGAAGGTATTGACTTCGTACTCGCTGAGATCACAATCCAGAGAGCAACAAGCGAAGCTTAATAACAGCGTAGATTAACATCTCTCTGTTGGGGACCATAGCTATCCCTCCGCTATGGTCCCTATTTTTTTTAAGCAAAACAGTGGTATTATAGATTTAGTAAGTGACTCCTAGTCTAAAAATAGCTAGGTAATGGACAACCGCAAGTCCAATAGGAGAAAGAGAAAATGGCTGGTAAAAAACCCTCATTTGTAACTGGCGCGAATGCGAAAATCAAGGCAGGCGACTTGACGATCGGATATGCGCAAGACGTATCGTACAACACCACTGTGACGACTATTCCCATCGAGCGAATGGGCGCATACGAAGTTGTAACTAACGAACCCGTGGCGTACTTCGTTGAAGGAACGCTAAGCGTTATTCGCTATACCCAGGTTGCCCAGAATATGTCTGGTGCTGCTGCTACAGGTAACGGCGTTGGTAATTGGGACTTCAAAACCGGTGGTAATGCTTCTGAGCATGTTAACCCAGGTGCACTTTTGGCTTCCCAAACTTGGGACCTTGAAGTGTTCCAGAAGTTCGATAATAACGGTGCTGTTGATACATCGGATGTTGTAAAGGTCAAAGATTGCCGATTCACTCGTAAGGGTGGAGCGATCAACAAGCGTGGCGTATTAGTCGAACAGTTTGCTTTCAATGCAATCTTAATCGAAGACGACAGCTTCGACGCAAGCGAATCCGGCGATATTGACCTATCCTAATTAGGAGGTCTGTAAATGGCTAAATTAGCTCCGTTTTTTTTAACGGGAGCCAATGCGAAGATTAAGCTTAACGGAAAAACGTTAGCTTTTGTAACGGATTTAAGCTACTCAGTAGAAATTCCGCATGCAGCACCTACATTGCTTGGTAACTACGAACCAGCATCGTTGGAGCCGCTTGCCTATAAAGTTCTAGGATCGTTTAATTTAATTAGATATATCGATGGTGTAGCGAACGATCTCAAATCAAGAGGCTATAAGATACCACATGGAGTCAACGACAATGGTAACGGCGTTGGTAACTGGGGACCAGACGGTTTTTTAGATCGCAATGGTATATTCAGCAGCGATGGTCAGGCTAATAAAGCACTTAATCCTGCTGAATTCGATGGTGCCGTTAGATTTGATATAGAAGTGTGGCAAAAAACACCCGGTGGAGAACTGTGTGCTGTTGCTAGATTTAGAGACTGCAGGATCGTAAGAACTAACTTTAATATAAGTAAAAAAAGTCCTGCTATGCAGAGCTTTTCATTTCAAGCACTGTACGCAGATGAAGATAGTTTTTTATCTAACATGTCTGGAGAAGGGCAGCAATTCGGGTAAATTAGATGTCAAAAGGTTTTGGAGAAGGTAAAAATCAAGGATTTGGTGCTCAATTAGCTGATAATTTAGCTTCGGGTGCTGGGCTTACTAATGTTTTCAGTAGCAGACCAGTAGCTAAATTTATGACTGGTGCTAGGGTTGTGCTCCGTGTAAACGGACGAATTTCAGCATCATTTTCTCAGGTGTCATGGGATATTCAGACTGATGGTAAGGAAATTCAAACCATAGATGATTACCTTCCACATGAGATTGCACCAACTAGAATTAGTGTAACAGGCACACTAAGTGGATTTAGAATCCCTGGACAAGGTCCTACTTCAGAGTTAATTCAAGCAGATATTATGTCATTTTTAATGCAGAAATATGTAGCTATTGAAGTAAGAGACTCGCAAACAAATGAACTGTTATTTTTTACTGCCAAAGCTCAAATCACGGGTCGTTCTGAAAATCATACATCAGAGAATCTATCGAATATTACCCTTAAGTGGAAGGCTGTAGGATGGAAAGATGAGCGACCACCTGAGTTGCCTAAAGGTATTGAGCCTGGTGCTAATAATCCACTTAATAATAAAAATCTTAGCCCAGTACAGCAGGCTGCTAATAAGGTATCTAAGTTCTTTGGTGGTGGCACCGTATTCTA